TTTTTTGAAATAACTTCGTGAATGACCATCACCCAAAGCGTTTTGTGTGAATGCACAAATCGTGTCCAAATATCCACCAACAAATTCATCAATGTCAGCACGTGAAAAACCTTCCCGGTCTTGGTGTTCATCACTTTATATTTTTCTTGCATCATTTTCGTTTTGTTTTCCAAATTTACATTATTTGAATCACATTTCAAATTGAACAGGTTTGCCATCAATTTTTGCAATGAATCCATCAATTGTGTTTTCAGGATATTCAAATTCAATCAATCGGTTGTTTGCAATGGTCAGCAAATTAATCAATCCAATTTTTCCAATGATGTAAACATTTGAAAATGGATTTTCGGCATCAGGGTTTGCAATCATATATGAACCCAACAATGCATTCAATTGTTCATCCTGTTTTTTACTCATTTCAAATAATCCTTTAAATATACATCAACAACATTTTTTTTGTAGTAATCATTCATTTGTTCATACAATTCAGGGAATTCGGATTTGAAAACAGGATTACCAAACCAATAATTTTCACCACAATGTGCGAACCATTCCTGTTGTCTGAATGAACCATTCATTTTTTTGAAATAACTTCGTGAATGACCATCACCCAAAGCGTTTTGTGTGAATGCACATTTTTTGAAATAACTTCGTGAATGACCATCACCCAAAGCGTTTTGTGTGAATGCACAAATCGTGTCCAAATATCCACCAACAAATTCATCAATGTCAGCACGTGAAAAACCTTCAAATTTTCCATCATATTTGTCAACCATTGAATACCAATTGAATTTTTCACGTGTTTCGAATTCTGTCCAATTTTCCATTGGATATTTTGATTTGAATAATTTAAATGAATCATCAAATGCCTTTTGATGTATTGGATTATTTTGAGTTATATCATTTAAAAAAATTCCTTTCTCTTCGTGAATTCGGTGATTGTATTCGTGTATTGTAACTTTTGGAGCATAAATTTTTGAATTCTTTGAACGTTTTGATTTCAAACCTAAATTTGAAACACCTGTGTTTGTTACATAAAATGAACCACCACGTGTTATTTTTGCCTTCCCATTATCTGACAAAATAAACAATTGGTCAGGCAGGTTCAACGATTTTAAATTGTCAGGATTTAGTGGTGATTGACCGAATGTCAAATTCAAATCACGTTGTGCCGATGTCAAAGGTTGAACCTCTTTGCCTGTTTCGGTTTCGATTGGTTGTTCATCAATCTTTGTTTGTTCCCTGTTGTATTTTTCAATTTGCGATTTGGTCATTTTGAACGGAATTGCCGAATGTCGGCAATTGTAACCACCACGATAAATCGAAAAATTATCAGGTGTTGTTCCGGGAATCATTCCCGAACCATTTGAATTTGCCCAACTGATTTCGGTTTGCAATTCCTCCAACAACAACGTTCCTTTGCCAACCCATCGAACACATTGTGGTCGTGAATCTTCAATCAACGAACCGACATATTTGAAAGCATTCAAACCGAATTCGTTTGCAATCCGTGAATTCACCTGCCCATCGAATTGGTTCAACGTATCACGTGCGATTTGCGTTGTGTATTTTTTGAATTTACCTAAATTCAATTCATCCGACAAAATGTAACCTTTCAAATAGGTTTCCAAATCGGTTATCGTTGCACCCGAAACAATGTTTTTAAAAATTCCTTCCTTCATTGGTTGGATGAATTGCGTATCAATTCCCGAACCTGTCAACCCATCAATGGTTTGTTGGGTCACTTGTTTCTGAACCGGGTTGATTAATTCTTCCATTTCATCCGTTGACAAATCATTCACATCCCGGTGTGCATCGAAATTGAATTCCTTAATCGTTTCAAACGAACGCAAATATTCGTTCACCTTTGCAGGATAACCCGATGATGCAATTGCATTTGAAATGACATCATTCAATTCATTTATGATTTGAACATTTTCATCATCGAACAATGATTTGCCCGATTCGAAATTCATATTCAAAACCTTTTTTCGAACGGCATCATATATTTTTTTTTCAATAGGTTCGAACCCTGTCAAAAACCTTGCATCGGCAACATCCATTGCCTTCAGTTTTTTGTCAATGATGTCGTTGACCTTCGATGAAAATTCAATTGCCATTACTGAACAGGTATCATTTGAACAGGTTCAATTGGTTTTGGTGTTCCAATTATCCGGGTTGAAATGTCTTCGGTGAATCCGTAGATTTCCATCAACAAGGCAATTGCCGATTCAGGGTCGGTCACACCTGATGCAACCGATTGTTGAATTTCAATGATTCCCTGAACACCACCGACCGAACCTTTTAAATTCGCTTTGGCTTCGGCTTCACGTTTTTGAATTTCAGAATCCAATTTGAATTGTTCACCACCTGCCAAATCAATCGTTTGTTTTGGAACATATTGTTCAACGATTGGAATCATCTTCGAATCAATTTCGGCAAATATCTTTGACATTTCGTTTTCCAAAAATTCAGTTCCATTATCGGCAACGATTTGTGACAACACCTTGAACGCATAAAGGGATTTTATTAAATCTTCCTTTTTGATTGTTCCTGATGCCAACATCATTGATTTATCCTTTGTGCTGATGTGGTAAATAGGGTCGTATGTCACCAATATTTCAACCATCCGTGAAATGGATTTGTTCCCGGAAAAACGTTTCCGTGCTAAATCCTTTGTTGTTTCAACCAAAAAACAAATCGGTGCATTCTTATCATTCAACTTGTTTATTTCATCAATCAAATCCGTTTCCGTTTTCATTGAAAATGAAATCGGTTTGACAATGACAGGTGACATTGGATTGTTTACGTTCCTGTAACCTTCGATGAACAACAACGATTTGTAAATGATTTCATCAAATATGTTGTTGCTGATTTTTGTCAACACCATAAACGAATCTTCCCGGTCAATTTCTTTTGCCGTTCCCGATTGTGCTTGGTCAATGGTGTTCAGGTGCAATGATTCTTCGGCTTTTTTCAATAACGTTTGCCACGCATTTCCTGAATATTCAATAACATCAACAGGTGGTGAAACGAAACGAATCATCGGTTCGGAATTGTTCGAACCACCATCCATTATTGAATTGTTTTTTTCACGCAGGAAAACACCGAATGGTGAACGTGTAATTACACGACCTGTTCCCTTGCAAACCCTACACGGAAAATGTTCCTGCTCATTCTCATTCCAACACACACCATCACGACAACCCGGTGATGAACACGTTTCGGCAACTTCCTCACGATAGGGAAAACACGTTGTGGTCATTACACCTTGCCAATCGGAATATTGCCTGATTGCCTCGTTTCCGAATGGAACAAATGCCGAAAAATAACTTTCGAAAAAATCGCTATCAGTCAAATCACCACCCAACACAATCGCAGGAACATATCCTAAATTATGTTCGTAAATGGGAATCAATTGAAATCGTTTATCCTTTGATGAACCTGTTTGAACGTGTTTGTAAAATCCTGTTTCAGTCAATGAATAATAAACCAAACCATTATATTTTGATTTGCCATTTTCATAAACTTCGGAATGTTCGTTTTCATCAATCCAAACAATTGCATCATCATCAACGAACTTTATTTGATTTGAATAAATCATCACAGGTTTCACATCCACTTTGATTGATGAATCCGTTAATCCTGCACCCGATGGAATCCAAACCAAATATCCGTTCGGGTCTTCAATCATCCTGCGAACAATATATTTTTGAACATAAGAATAAAAATATTGCCCATCAAATTTTTGTGTTGACAGGTATTCATTCAATTCCTCTGATACCTGAATTGAAAAATTAGCCGAACCGAATATCCGATAAAGTTTATCAATTGCACGATTCATCGAACCTTTCGTTATCGGTTCGTAAATACTCAAACGATATTTTTGGATGTCAGGGTCTTCATTCGGTCTTCGACTTGTCAGGATTTCACCGGGATTTTTGCCACGTGTGTGAACGAACATTGTTTCACGAACGTGATTCCATTGTTCAGAATTTTTTGGTTTGTCAATCTTTGACAAATTATCATTAAGGTAAACGATATCAATCATTTTGTTTTATTATTTACACGAATATGTTTTTGAACAATCAATTTTTCGGAATGCAACATCAATGAACCATTGGTTTCCGATTTCATTGTTTTTCGGAATTTCCCCATCAACAACGAATTCGATTCCATCAACGAAGACTGATTCGGCATTCAATAAATTCGTCAACAATTTTGCAACCCTTTGTGGAATTCGGTTTGTTTTCAAAACCCAATTTTCCTGAATCAATGATGTGGTTGTTTTCAATCGTGTTCCAACGAATTCCTTTTGAATGTCAAATGATGTTTGTTCGAATGCACCTTCAACCCTGTATTGGTTGTAATATGCAAAAGGTGTTCCGTTGCCAATCATTTGTGTTCCGTAGTAATAACGGAAACAATCCAATTCCGGGTAAATGCCTTGTAACAATATCGTTGTTTTTTCAAATGGACAGGAATTGAAAATATATGGTTCAGAACAAAAACAATATTCAGATGCCAATCCTAAATTGAAACAAAATTCCAAAACGAAACATCCGTTTCCATTTGGGAATTGTGCCAACAAATCATTGTACAATTGAGCCGTATCAATCTCAATCATCTGAATGTTTTTCCACGTTGTGTTTCCTGCGTAATCCGTGACCGGGTAAACACCGACAAATTCGTTTGTTGAATAATCAGTCAATGAAACAGGATTTCCCAAACCATCTTCCAAATATCCACCATTGCAACAATCTTTGATGTAACCATCCACGAACCCACCTGTTCCCCATCCAAATGGAAACAATCCATTCGGGTCGTTTCCATTCATCCCATCAATTTGTTGAAATTGGAAAATCATTGATTCACCGGGATTCACGATGTTCCAATATGGCAAATCGTTTCCACACAAATTGCAATTCCACGAATCTTCGCAATCGCACAAAATCAATCCGTTGTTTATAACTGATGTATCACAAACACCACCACCACATTGAATGATTTCAAATTCCGAACAAACAATCCGGGATGTTGTATCTGACAAATCGCATTCGCCTGAACTGATGTCGCAAAAGACTTCGTTATTTGTTTGATAACTTTCGAAATATGTTCCCATTTTAATCTATTAAATACAATCCACACAATTGATATTTTCCAACAGGCAATGTTGAAAGGTCAACATAAAATTGAGCCGAACCATTGAATGTTGTTGATGTGTTGTAAATCGGTGCTGAATCCAATTGCGTGAATCCCTGTGGTGAAACAATAGGGTTATCTTCCTGCAAATTGTTGATGCCGTACGGATTCGGGTCTAAAAATGCTATGAACTTACCAACCAAATCAGGGGAAACATTATCCTGCATTGTCACAATCAAATAGTCAAATTGACCCTGACAAAATTGACCTGTGATTGTCACAGGTGGATTCGTTCCCGAAACACCTTCAACAACCAATGGTTTGAACAATGATGCAAACGGATTCGGTGTTGTTTCAAAATCTATTGGATGAATCAAATTAATGTTCACCAAATTCAAAATGAATGGTTGTGTGAACAAGGAAGACAAATCCAATCGAACAATGTATTCAAAATAAATGTCGGTATCTGCCCAATCATAATTGATGCCTAATGTGGAAACATAGGTTGAACCCATTGCACCTGCCGGGATTCGATTCAATGGTGTTGTATCATTTGAAATGAATACCTGTGAACCGGGCATTGATGTTTGTTCATATCGAACACGACCATTCCATTCAACATTGAAATCCAAACCAACTTCCTGACAAATGAAATCCGTTGATAGGTTATTGAAATTTGCAGGGAATCCGGGAATCCTTATTGATTGATATTGATTGAACATAAAATAAACCGATTGACCTGTGACCGGGAAATTTGATTGTTTCCGATAAATGTTCAACCTGATGTCAGTCACGAATGTAACCCAATCAATCGTTAATGGTGACCATCCGTAATCCTTTAAACAATTTTCAAAATCACCGATTTTAATCAACAATGAATTTCGGATTCGTTCCTTCATTGTCGGTGCGAAACACGAACCATTATAACTATTCACATAATCCTGCCAAACCGATTTGATGTTCAGAGGGCAACAAATTTCCGTTCCCGGAATTTCAGTCACCGACAATTGTTCAGATATGAATGAATTGACAAGGTATGTTCCTGAATCATAACAAACGGCAATGATGTAATATTGTCCCGATGGATTCAAATTGATTCCGACATATGCCGAACATTCCCACGTGTTCGGTGCAATCAATGTTGGTGCAACCGATGGGGAAAACAAATTGTTGTCAATCAAACCTATTCCCGGAATCGTTGTGATTTCACCACGTGATGAATCGTAATTTGTAACGAAATCCGTTGCATTGTTTGATTGTGATGCATCAATTACCCAAAATAAAACATTGGTCAATGTCCCTGTGTAATTGATTCGGAATTTCACCTGTGTTTTTAATACCGATGAAAGGTTTGTCACAGGCAATAAATTTCTGAACAATGAAAAAATTGGATTGGTCATTTCCGATGCCCCTGCGTACAATCCTTGATTATAAAATCGTGCAGTAATTTGCATTGATTTTATCGTGTGACATTCGAAATTTTCATATTGTGTTGGATTCGTTCCCGGTATTGCGACCAAATTATTCGGGTCGGAAACATAAATCATCACACACAATTGTTTGTTGATGTTGTAAACCGATTGAACCACGTTCACCAAATCGGTCGGTGCTGAAATATGGTTTCGCAACAACTTCGGTTGGTTTGCCAATGTGTTGGCATTTATCCAATCTTCAATGTCGGCAATAAGATAAAAATCAAAATTGATAATGAATTCATAATTGTTCAGGATGTCAATCGTTGCCGAAATGTTTTTTTGAGAATTGGCATTTACACCTGCACCATATAATTGCATCGGTATTGATGAACCAATGTCGGCAATTTGAAACGTATATGACCACCCTGCAGGTGGTGGTGAATCAACAATTCCTGAACCATATTTCGATGCAAAATTGCAAATCACATCGAACATAACCGGGTTGAAATAAATGATTGCACCATTCGACAAAAACCCATTGTCATATTGATAATGTAATCGTAAACTTTTCAATTCACCAATTGCACCATAATTGTAAACGTAACCAATTCCGTTGTCACAAAAATCGAATGTTGTCGGAATGTAATTGTTTTCAGTCAACAATTGAGATGAATAACAATTCACACCACAATTGTTGCACGTTACAGGGACAACATTCACGATGATGTCGGTGGTGCAATCACACAAATCCAATGTCAATGAACACGCACCCGGTGATGTCAATGCAGGACAAATTGTCCAATTGATAACGGATGTTTGTTGTGGTGGAATTTGGAATTGTGCCAATGGTTGTAAAACACCATTCAAATAATATTCAGGTGGATTGGTTGAAAATATCAAATCACACGTGTCATTCATCCTTACTTCATAGGACATTGACAATGGATTGGATATTTCAATTGCAACAGGTTGCAATTCGTTGCAATCGTTTTTGCACGGATACCAATTTAATTCGGTTGGTATCGAACTCAAATCACACGGAATCGGATTAAGTTCATAATAAAAATTATGCGTTGCACCTCCCTGTGTTCCGATTTTCAAATGTCCCTGAATCGGTGATGCATTACATTCACAAATTGAAACAACAACATTGATTTGGTTGAATGGTGTTAAGGTGATATTATAAGGCAAAACACCACCTGTAAATGCAACACCATCAAATGAAACAATGGTTGAACCACAATCCGTTGCCCCATTTTCCAACCATTCAATTTTGTTGACAATATGATTCGATTCACCCGGTGATAATTTCAAAGTGAATTCAGCCAAGCCACAACAATTCGAATAAAAATCGTTGTAAACAGGTGATTCCGATAATAGGCTAATTGATAACATTTCGCTAATTTATAAATTTAAACAATCCCTGATACCTGAATTGTTCGTGTTTTAAAATCAATTGTCAATTCATTCACCAATCCATTCAACACATTTCCGTTTTTAATCAATCGAACCGATTTCGTAAACGAAAACGAATTGTATTGTGTGCAATCAAATCTGAATGAAAATTTAAATTCGAAATTGGTTGAGCCGGGTAATCTTGGGTCGTCAATATAATGGAATAATGAATAAAGATTGTTTGAACGACCTGCCCAAAACCACATTGGATAATTGAATCGTTCGCTTGGTGCAACGTAAATTGAACCACCTGTGAACGTATTATCATAATTGTGTCGAACCATTCCATCCGTTCCCGGTTCATAAATCAGGAATTTATAATTAAAACAGGTGTGTTGATTCATCAACAAAGCCTTGTCGTAATTGCTGAACGCACCACCGAAAATGATATTGATAACACCACCTAAAGCCGTTTGCATAAAGGTATAAACATCGGTGTCAATGCCATCATCACGATGCCGTGCAGGTGATACCAACAACGTTCGATTCAATTCACCTGCCTGTGATGGGTTGTAGGGATTATTCCAATCAACGATGTCATTGTATCGTTCCTTTGCTTCATTGCCGATGTAATCAACGGCATCCCTTTGGTATTCGAGCCGGGCAAATGCAAATCGTTCCTTATCAATCCAACTGAAACAAACGGCATCATCAACGATGTCATTTTGATTCAGCAATTGTTCGGTATCAATCCACGTTGACAAGGTGTTGAAATAATCCTTTCGTTCCAATGTCAGAACACCATTTTCAACCCTGAAATCGGCATTGAAAATTGGTTTGATGTAATCGTTCAGATACGTTTCCAATGTTTCAACAGGTCGGTTATCATCAATCACCGAATAATTCGTTGAAGATTTCGGTCTTCCTTTTTTTATTTGTGCCGACATCATTACCAAATTATAATATGGTGATGATGGGTTGTTCAATATGGATGATTGAAATTGCAATCCACATTTGTCGCAAACGTTTTTGATGTAATCCCGAACATATGGTGATGGATGGAAACGACCACAAGCAATCATTATCGAATTCAAATCCCGGAATAAATCAAACAACAAATTGATTGTTACAATTGGATTCGTGAACCCGGTGTTACAATTTGGTGAATTACATCCAATGATTGGAATGTCGCATATGGCATCAATCACCACGCAAACAATGTAGATGATTCCAATAAGTGAGAAAATCACAGGAATCAATCCGATGATAATTCCAAACCAAATGTAATTTTGAATTGCCTGTAAAAAAAACAAAACATATTGGAAAAATTCAGGTCGTGATTCGATGCAATATCGGATGAATGGATGTTGTTTGACTGATGAAAATCCGTTCCAATCATCCCAAATAATCGTTGATTTGATACAATTCACCTGTTCATCATCTTCAACAATATTCGCTGAAATGTAACATCCCGGTTCACACCAATCAATTGCATCACCGAAAATGAATCCATCGAACACCGGGTTTCCCTTGCAACAATCATCATAAATTTTAACCGATACCTTTTGAGCAAATCCATCAGGTGGATTAATCAATGCAGTTTTCAGGATATTGTAACCATCATCATAAAATGTTAATTCACTTGAAAATGATTTTGCCAACCGACCTGATTCATCTGCCCTTCGGATTGTGATTGAAAATTGTTCCGTTCCATCAATCCTGCCTGTGACCAATGTTCCGTTCAATTCTATTTTCATTGTTGACATCGTGATTTGTTTTAACGTGCCTTGTTACGAATTCGGTTTTGTTTGTATTGCAATTGCGAAACGATTCCGTGAATGCCACGTTCATCAATTGACAATGACATTCCCTTTTGTTCACGAATTGCCTTTTCAATCCGGGTCAATTTTTCATCCATTCCCTTTGATGCGACAAATTCCATTTTGGTTGTCAATCCTTTTGTCAAATATGGGTCACGACCTTTGTGGATGTCTTCAAACAATGAACGATATTTTGTCGTTTTTTCCTTTGAGAAAACGAATTCACCTTTGTGAACAATCCCGGCAGGTTCGTATTTTCCTCCACTACCTGTGAAACCACCTTCGCTGAATCCTGCACCCTGCGTTGCCAATGCACGTGCTTTAATGAACCCGGTTGCCAATGCAATCAACGTTGATGCAATGGTGATTGCCGATGCAAATCCACCACCATCACGTGCAGCCTTTGAAATTGCAATCGCTGAATTGAATGCTATTTCGGTGAATGCCAATGCCTGTTGAACACGAACATAATTTTGTCGTTGCCTGTTCAATTTATCCAATCGTTCCTCCTCCAATTGCAACAATTCGGCATTTCCCTTTTCTGCAATTTCCTTTGCCCTTGCAACCCTTTGTTCCTGTGATGAAATTGCCTGTTCCGTTTCCTTTAAACGTGCATCAATTACGGCATTGGTCAATGCAATGGTTTCGGTTGCTACCTTTTGAATGCCTTCGATGATTTCATCGTTTGCCTTTTGTTGTATTTCAACCTGTTGTTTTGCACCATCTTTATTTATCTTGGTAATATCATCCTGCGTTTTTTGTTTTTCCTGTTTTATTTGCAAATCAATTTCGGCAACCTTCGATGCACGTTCGGTTTCAGTCAATTTTACATCGTTCAAAACTTCCTGCCTTTGTTTATCCAATAAAGATATCCGGGAATCGGATTCCTTTTGAATGGATTCGGTTATCAGTTTTCGCCTTTCGTTCAATTGCTGAATCAACAATTCGATTTCACGTTTGTTCCTGAATTTGTTTGCCTTTTCAACAATGTCATTCAATTCATCCTGCAATTTTTGTTGCTTTGTTTGTTCATCGAAAACACTTTCATCCGTTGCAGTTTTTTGAATTTCCTTTAATGCATCGGCATCACGTTTTGCAAAATCCTTTCGAACTTTGTTCAATTGGTTTTGCTTATCACCTTCGATTTTCAATGCAGTCACACGTTTCAATTCATCGAATTCAGCCTGAACCTGTGTTGTCAATGTTCCTGATTTCCGTGCATCATCTATTTGTTTTTGAATGTCGGCATCAGCACGTTGTTGTTTTATCTTAAATAAATCATCAATTTGTTTTTCG